ATAACTTCTATTAATGCACCACCAATAAAACCCACAATGTCACCAAGTATATCCATGATGCCTGCTGGTTTCTTTTTACCTGCTGCTTTTGGAATTATTTTACTAACGGTTTTTGATTTCCTCACATCTTCAAGTGAGTCTTCTTTTTTTCTTTGTTTTCTAAAGAATTCAGTTGCACCAGATGCCGATTTTCCACCTTTAACTCTGACTAATTCACTAATATTCTTTTGCATGGCTTTCATATCACTAAACATGCCTGGAAGCACCATTGAATTTTTAGCAATCGTTGCCAGCGAAGAAACTCCTTCTTCTCCTAACCCACCTTCTTTTGACGGAGTTTTATCTTTTTCATCTTTCTTTTTAACACCCATTTTACCACGAATCATGGCCGATAGTATATCATCACCACCAAAAGTGTTACGAATAAGTTGTTCCTTCATGCCTTTTGCACTAAACTGTTTCTTCAAATCCCCCATAGTTCCGGATGCTGCTTCTTTGGCTCCACCAATTAAACCTTTTCCTTCTTCTATTGACGATAAGTATCTACTTTTAAAATCTGCCATTACCCGCTTCTTCTATTTGTTTGTTTTTGTAGAGCAATACGCTCTTTTTCTTGTTCCAAATACTCAATCAAAAGGCCAACATATATGCTTCTTTCCCAAGGCATCATGTTCTCAAGTTCAGTCAAACTATATTTGTGATGTTGCATTAACGCAAAGTTTGTTTGATAATAATTACTCAAGTTATCATAACGAAATATTAGACGAAAAAATTTTGCATGCCCTTAATTGTGATATCTTCTTCGTAATCACATTTTGGACATTTAAATTTAACATCTTTTTTAATCTCAGGCATCTTGTCAAAAAAGTCTTTAAATTTCTCTAAATCTTTTTGTTGAAGATTGTCTATAAATTCTTCCAATTCTTCTCTGGTAGAATCTTTTGCATAATAAATTTGGTCTTGGTCAAAAATATAATCAATACAATCAACAAGAACATGTGTTAAAACTTGATTCTCATCCATATCTTCATATTTTTTAACCATTTCAAATGTTGGATATTTTAAACAAATTCCAAGATTTTCTGTAAGATTAATTTTATTTTTATGGTCTTCATGTATCGTTGGTTGAATTTCTAAAAGATTGAATTTAAATCCAACGGTTCCTTCACAACGAACATCTTCATCTTTATCATTCTTTATGACATTGTTACATTTATATTTTAAGTCTACAACTTCATCCACAGACCGTGCTCTCATGTTCATAAAGAGATATTCAAGGTCAAAAGTGGGTAAACCATCAACATCGATTTCATCCAAAACACAATTTTTTAAAACTTGTCGGATAACATTGATAGTTTCTTTTGCATCTTCTGATTCAGATGCCATTAGAAAAAGTTTTTGTTCTTTGACTAAGAATGGCCGAAATCGTATAGGTTTTCCAGTTGAAATCAGTTTCACTTCATAGATTGGAACATCTAGTTTAGGTAGCATAATATCCTCGCTTGTTAATTATTAAAGTGCTCTACCGAATGGTAAAAGTCTTGATCCTGCCGCACCAAATAAACTGGCGGCTGCGGCACCAATATCGTAAGTTCCTTCATAGATGGTACGATATTTTTGATATGCAAAAGAAATTTGAAGTCTGTGAAAACTATCATCAGCCCAACTCAATGCTTGTGGTGCAACACCAATTGGAAAAGCATCAATTAATTCTACTGCATAAATTTGTTTGATAAAATCATCATATTGAATGATTTTAATATTTGTCATGTACCTTGATTTATCTCCTTTTGGAAACCTCAAGTTATTTGTATCTGTTGGGTGAATTGCTTCCATCCAACGGTCAAATAATTTTCTTTCATAAAAATCATTGGTACATAAAAATGTCAATGATGTATCACTATATTGTGTTTGATATGGAACTTTAAATGTTGGTCCATAAATTTTAACATCAGCAGTTTGCATTGTCTTGCCTGGTAATTCTGCCGATTCACATTGTAATGCTAAATTTCTTGACATAGATGAGTTAGATGTTTTGGAATATTCATCTTGTTGTCCTCCTCGACCAAATGCTGAATTGACAGCATCAGATACATTACTAAAAATAGAATTTGGTAAATTTAGAATTTTTTCAAGTATTGAATTACCAATAAATTCATTAATATATGGTGGTATAGGAAGAATAACTTCAAACCTACAAGGTTTTGCTAAACCGTCTTTGGATCTTACATTAGCAAGAAATAGATTTGGTGAAAATGCCATTAGAATTTTTTCCTTGAATCTGCGTAAACTTTACTTGTGCTTGCACCAACAAATGATTCTACAGGTAACAATGCAGCAATGTCCCATTCATCAGCAGTGATTTCTAAAAATCGAGATTCTATTTGAGTAAATAAATATCTTTTGATACAAGGAGTTGCTTCAAACACTCTTGATGCGGCCGCCAAATATCTGTAGTTAATTTTTAACTTTGTGTTTTCATCATAAGTATCATTAGAAATAGTATCACTTAATTTGTCCAACAAAATCATTCTATTTTTTGGATGAATGTAGTGTAAATTTAATCCTAAGAATCCATCGTTATATCGCTCAATAGGAATCACTAAAGGAAACCTATCATAATAAGGCATTGAGTCTTTTGTCTTTGGGTCATAGAAATAGAAGTACATTCTTCCAATCATAGATTTATTTTTAAGTCTTTGCCTGTCGGTCATCAACCCATCTGAAGTTGGTTTTAAGTCTTTGACTTTTGCCCGTAACCATGCTCTAGATGCATTGGTTCTAGGAGTTAGACCTTCTTTTGAAAGTGATGTTTTGATTCTATCAATTAATTTTGCCATCATCTATTTATCTCAAATACCTAAGTCTTTTTCTGTTAACACTTTGAATTGCCAACCATGCTCTTTACAGAACAAATCGGCAGCTCTCCACTTTTCTTGGTTGATGGCATATGTTGCCGACTCTTGGATAAACCGTGCCGTTTTGCGTTTTCGGACTGGTTGTTTTGTTTGTGACTCTGGCTTCACTTCCAGCACCATCGTCATCTCCTGACCGTCTTTCCGTTTGATCCTAACGATGAAGTCTGGAAAATAACGATGCACTCTTTGGTCAATAGGAGACTTATAAGGTATCGGCAACTCTTCCGATGCCCACCAGATAACATTTGGGTTGTCATCTAACCACTTCATAACTCTAATTTCCCATGTGGAACGGTATACAATTTTATCTGCATTGCCGTTGTACTTCTTTGGGTTTTTAGGACGGAACATTCCTTTATATGACATAAATACTATCTATAACTCTTATAGGACAATCATGGCACTTTTTGGATTTTCAGATATAACTTTCTCAAAAGGAGTTTCCGAAAGAACGGGACCTTTAGCCGATTTAGTTAGTAATCAATTTAAAACAACTACTCTTAGATATCCATTAGATGTTGGTAATGCCGATAAAGCACATTACATAGTTATCTATATTAGAAAACAAAAAGCTTCAACATTGGGTGGATCCAAATTAGAAGGAGGTGATGCTGCTTTTCAAAAATCTAGTGCGTCACTTCAAGCCGGTGCAGAACAACAAATAAGAGGTGCATTGAGTTCTGCCACATCTTCTGTACAGAATATGTCTAAAAATTTTGGCACAGAAATTCTCGGTAAAATCAATAGCGGATTAAATCAAATTAACACATCTACAAATGGCGCATTAAGTGGTATCACATCTGCCATTAGTGGTGCTGCAGGAGGAGCAGTTGCTAGTCTCAATAATTTATTTGCCAAAACTAGTGTTTCAATAACAGGAGCACAACAAGAGACTACGGCATTTATAGATTCTTCAATTAAAAAAATAACTGGAGGTAGCACCGGATTACTTAGAACAACTAGATTAACAACAGATGCTATTGCTTTGTATATGCCCGATACTTTAAATTATGACTATCAACAAGGATTTGATACTCCGAGTATAGGTGGAGAACTTCTTGGTCAAATTGCTACTGCTGGAAAGGCAGCTGCAGAACAATTAGAAAAAGATGGTGGATCTTCCACAACTAAAGCAGCTGGCGCCGCCATATTGACAAAAATTGGCCAAGTGGGAGCACAAGCCGTTGGTGGAAAAACTGGCGGTCTAGGATTTACTGCTGTAACAGGTAAAGTCAGTAATCCTATGCTTGAACTAGTTTATACAGCACCACAATTTAGAGAATTTAATTTTGAATTTACTTTTTATCCAAGAGATGAAAGAGAAGCGTTAGAAGCTCAAAGAATTATTGAAAGACTAAGATTTCATCAAGCACCGGAATTGGCGGATTTAAGTTTATATTTAATCCCACCATCAGAATTTGATATTAAATTTTATTATGCTGGTGCTGAAAATCCAAACATACCACCAATTGCTGAATCATGTGTTCTTCAAAGTATGCAGGTTAATTATGCACCAAATGGATTTAGTGCATATGAAGTTCCTGGAGAAAATAAACCAGCGTTAGGAAGAACAGGTATGCCGGTTGCAATACAATTAACATTACAATTTAAAGAAACTACATTCCTTACAAAAGCAGATTTTAAGGATGATAGTGGTGAAAAAACTTTAGCTAAGGTGTAATAATGGCCAAATATTTTAATTACTTTCCAAAAACACTCTATTCGGCAAATAACAAAACTTCTAGTTTAGATACTGTAACAAATGTTATAGCCAGATTTGGATTTGAATCTAAACTTAAAGAGAATTCTTCTGCTTTTTACACATACTCAATACAAGATTCGGATACGCCAGAAATAATTGCATACAAATATTATAAAAATCCAGAGAGACATTGGGTTGTTTTATTGTTCAATGACATTATTGATCCACAATTTGATTGGCCACTTAAATATGATTCATTCATTAAATTTGTTGATACAAAATATACTGCAAACGGTGCTGCAAATACAACCGTACAAACTGGTCTTGCATGGGCAATGAGTACCAATAATGTTCAAGCATATTATAAAATTGTTAAAAGGACTACAACAGATACAACGCCACAAGGAACAACGATAGAAGAAAAAATTGAACTTGATGCTAATACATATGCAAATGTCGCCACATCATCAGCTACATATACACTTGCTGATGGCACAACAACAGTTGAAACAATAACAAAAGAAAAACAAACATACTATGATTATGAAATGGAAGTTAATGAGGCTAAAAGAGATATTAAATTATTAAAAAATGATTTTGTTTCTATTGTTGAAAAAGAATTTAAGAAAGTAATTAAGTCATGAGTGACCAAGAAATCCAAATAGGGCAATCAACACAATTTTCTGTTAATGAATTAGTTGTTGTAACAAAAGCTGGAAAAATTGATATAACTTCAATATTTGAAGAACTCAATATTTTTGATTCAATATTTTTGCCTGTAATGAATGGTAGTGTGTTAATTAAAGATGCCATAGGACTTTCTGGTAAATTATTTTTTGATGGTTCAGAATCATTGTTAATAGACATTTCAAAAGATAGTAACTCTGATATTGCAAGTTTTAAGAAAGCTTTTAGGATTGTAAAACAAGGCGAAAGAACTGCTGGAAAAACTTCTAGTGAAATGTATCTCTTGCATTTTGCCTCAGATGAATTGCCGTATTCAGATAGACAAAGAATAAACCAAAATTATAACGGCACTTATTCGTATGCAGTTCAAAAAATAATGGAAAATTACTTAAAAATTCCTGCTGGTGAATTAGGTGGAATTTATGAAGAATCTTGTGGTATTAGAGACTTTCCTATTCCAAATTTAAGACCACTAGAGGCATTAGAATGGATTGCAAAAAGAGCTGTTGACATTAATCAGGCACCAAATTTTATGTTTTTTCAAAATAGTGTTGGATATAATTTTGCCTCTTTGTCCACACTATTAACACAAGATGACTTATTAGATATCACCTTTCAACCAAAAAATCTTAAAGGAAATAATCCTTTTAGTGAAATGGGTAGTGCAAGAGCCTTTGAAGTTGTTTCTCAGTCTGATAGTTTTAAGAAACAACGAGATGGTGTAAATGCAGGTAAGTTTTTAGGTTTCGATCCAATTACAAGACAGATTGCAAAAAAAGAAATTAGTTTTGGTGACATATCTGATACAATGAAAAAGGCAAATGATAATTTAGATTTCTCAGAAATTTTTGATAGAGATGGTGTGCCAAACACTCGAGCATTTGACTCAAAGAAAACTGTAAGTATTTTTAGTGCTGCACAAAAATTAAGCGAATATATTAAAAAAATGGATCCAACATCAATTTCAAAAGTTGATAATATTGAAGATTACCTGTTTCAAAGAAAATCTATTATTTCAAATCTAATGGCAAAAAGAATAAAGATTGTAATGGCTGGAAATTTTCAATTGACTTCAGGGTTTAATGTAAATGTAATAGCACCATCTAAAGGTATAAAAGAAGAAGGTGATGATAATGATGACCCAAGTATTAGTGGAAAATATTTGATTGTTGCATCAAGACATATTATTGGATTTGATAAACACGAAACTATTATTGAAGTTGCATCCACTTCTACAAACAATGAATTTATTCCTACAAGTAATCCTGAACAAACTAGAGAATTGTTAGAGTACGCATAACATGGAAAAAACTGAAGAATCAAAAGACTTTGCTGGTAAAAGCGGTTTCATTTGGTGGGTTGGAATAGTAGAAGACAGAAATGATCCACTAAAGATGGGTCGATTGAAAGCTAGAGCAGTTGGTTGGCACTCTGAAGATAAGATGCATTTACCCACAAAAGAATTGCCTTGGGCAACGCCAATGCTTCCAACAAACAATATTAATGTTTATTCTCCAAGAGAAGGAGATATGGTTGTTGGATTTTTTACTGATGGAGAAAATGCACAAGAGCCTGTTATCATGGGTGTTCTTCCAGGTATCGCATTAAAAGCTGCCAATGCACAAGACGCATTTTGTGATCCAAGAACTGCAACTGAATTAGCTTCTGCACCGAAAACACCAAAAGAAAAAACATATAAAACTGACGGTACTGGAATTACAATTGTAGAAAGAGATAGAGCAGAATCATATCCAAAGATTTTAGATGAACCATCAACTTCTCGTATTGCAAGAAATGATGCCGATACAATAACGAAAACTTTCATACAAGAACGAAAAGATAATCTTGTAACAGGAATTGAAACTGTAAGTGAATCTTGGAATGAACCACAAACAAAATACGGAACAGTTTACCCATATAATAATGTGGTTGAAACTGAATCTGGCCATGTACTAGAATTTGATGATACACCAGAGAAAGAAAGAATTCATCTCGCACACCGAAACGGGTCTTTTCAAGAATGGTTTCCTGATGGAGATAAAGTAGAGAAGGTTACGAAAGATAACTATCAAATTGTTATGGGTAATGACAGAGTTTACATTATGGGTAAGTGTTTTATTACAGTTCAAGGCGATGCTGAATTATCAGTTGAGGGTAATTTTGATATGAAGGTTGGTGGAACA